GTACAGGAAATAGTATAGGGATTTTAGCGCGACACAACTTAACAATACCAGACGGGACTAGCATAGGCTTGGCGGCACTAGGTGCTGTAAATAGCAATATAAATGTAAATATTCAAGGAAATGCCACAATAGGCTCCCAAGGTCGGCAAGGCTTGGAAGGAAATAACGTTATTGGTTTTACAGGTTTGGGCGGTACATTAACCGTAACGCAAGGTTCAACCGTAAGGGCTTTTAGTTCTTTATCTTCGGTTTATGGTTTTAATGGCGTTGCTACTGGTACGATAACACATTTGGCGGGACTTCGCATTTGCTTTCCCGATAATAGCGGTGTCGGAATTAATATTAATAATAACTACGCTATTTTAATTAACGACCAAACGACTGGTACAGGTACAGTTACCTATACTAATCGCTGGGGGGTATATCAAGAGGGCGCAAGCGATCTAAATTACTTTAACGGTAATTTGCTAATTAAAAGCACTACTAACAGCGGCGAGGCATTGCAGGTGAACGGATCGGCTAAAGCTACTAACGTAATAATATCAGAGCAAGCAGCACCAGCTACTCCGTCAGCAAGCACCGGTATTTTATATGCCAAAACAGATAATTTACCTTATTACAAAAATGACGCTGGTACTGAATATAGTATCACTATACCTGAAAATCAAGTAGCAAACGCGTTCAAAGCGCTAGGATCGCAAGCTATTGGTTTTAATTTAACAAGTGTAAATTTTTTGGTAAGTAATCAAACTTCGCTTGCGGATCAAACATTAACTTTTTCTGCCTATTATGTGCCAGTCGGTCAAATAATTACAGGAGTTAAATTTTATCAGGCAATACAAGGAAACTATACCGCTAATAACTATAACGGCGTTGGTTTATATACATATAGTGGCGGTACTATGACGCTAGTAGCAAGCCCAACAAATGATGGCAATATATGGAAAGGAACTGGAGATACTTGGCAAACAAAAGCATTCAGTTCTACTTACAACGCTGCTGCTGGTATTTATTTTATAGCGGCTTTATATTGTAGGTCAGCACAAACTACAGCGCCACAAATTGGAACAAATTTATATCTTGCTAGTTTAGTAACAGTTTTCGATTTTTCAAATTCTGCAAAAATATCAAGTACAATAGCTGCTCAAACATCTCTGCCAGCATCGCAAGCAAGTTCGGGTACGTTACCAAGACAAGCATCTAATATTTTTATATTATATTAAATATGGGATATTCAATACAGCCAGTAACTATATGGCAAAACGGACAGCAAGTAAGCGCAAACTATTTAGATGCATCAATAGTAAATGATAATCTAAATGACTATGCGCAGTTTTTTTGGCAAATTAGCCTTGTTACTATCGTTACAAATACCGTTACTCGCGATATTTACGATGAAAATGGCAACGTAATAGGTCAAGACGTACAAACAGAAACGGAAACGGTAAAAACTATTGTACAAAGCGGCAACACGACAATAAACGGCGCTGCATACGATCAGTGGGGCGAGTCAGCCGACGTTAATTTAGCCGCTTATGAGTATATTTGCGAGCAACTTAATTTAACCTTAATACCTTAAAAAAATGACAAACGTACAGGAACTAAAAGCAACAGCTTACGATCTAATCGCAAACATTACTTTTTTAGAAAATAAGCTGCGCGAGATTAACAATCAAATAGCAGAGGAAAGTAAAAAACTAAATGAAAATGGATCTGCAAGTAGCAACGATAGTAATTAGCAGCCTTTGTGGCTTTGTCGCGTCCTGGGCCGTACTAAACCAGCGCGTCAAGTCGCTAGAAGATAAGATCGCTAAAAATGACGATCACGATCAGCGCTTAACCAGGCTGGAAACTAAATTGGATATTTTGCTGGAGCATTTAATTAAGGACTAATGAAAACGCAGCTAATACGACTAGCAGACGTGGCCTTTATTGGCCCTTTTATGCTATACGCTGCAACCAGGCTAAAAGGTAAAGACCGTACAATAATGGCGGCCCTAGGCCTGGCAACAATAATCTATAACGGTATAAACTTTGTAAAAAATGAAAAAGCTATTTAAGAACTGGAAAACGACATTTTTTGGCTTTGCTACTATTATCGGCGGGCTGGCAGCCATTCTAAAAGGCGACCTGGTTACCGGAATTACTACTATTGGCGCCGGTCTTGGACTTTCAGTTGCTAAAGATTACGATAAAACAGAACTTTGAAGAGTAAAAGATATATTGTTATTGGCGCATTAGCGTTGTTACTTTTATTATCTAAAAGAGTGAAAGCGGAAACTATCATTAAAGAATTTGAAGGCGAATATCTTGACGCGTATTTAGATCCCGTCGGCATACCTACAATCGGTTATGGAACTACTCGCAACCCCGATACCGGTAGAAAAATAAAGCTAGGCGATAAGATAGATAAAGCAACTGCGCTACGCTGGTTGCGTTTAGATACTGAAAAGGTTCGGGAAAGTGTAAAAAAGATGGTTAAGGTACCAATAAATGCACGTCAATTAGACGCGCTAACTAGCTTTGTTTACAACGTTGGACCTACCGCCTTTGCCGATAGTACAATGCTAAAATTGCTTAATAACAAGACCGATAAGCGTATAGTTGCTAATCAATTTGACCGTTGGGTATATGCTAAACGTGTAAAATTGCCTGGTTTAGTCAGACGTAGAAAGCTAGAAAAAGAACTTTTTTTGTCATAAATACTTAAAATTCAACCAATTGTACAATCTACTCTGTTACAGAGTAGATTTTTTTTTTTTTATATCATAAAAAGTGCTATAAATTTGTTTTGACAAACGACTTTACTAACCTTAATTAAAGAACTTATGGCAATCTTAACTGATCGCGAGGCTTATATTCGCGAATTACAGCAAAAAATTAGTACGTTACAGTTTTTAGGCAGAAATTTAGATCAATCTAGGATCAAAATTGAGTTTACTTACGACTGCGGTACTAGGGCACTTGTAGATCAATCGTTAATCCCTTTTAACCTAGCTATGGAACTGCGCGTACTTATTGGAGACAGTATCGACTACTATCAGCGTGTTATCGTAAACGTGAATACGATCCCAGATGAGATTGGCTAAAATTTTACTCGAAATTTTATTTTTAATTTTTGTATGCTTGCCATTATTTTGCACAGCATATATTTTTATTCATTCGTCTTTTTTTATTTACTATACAATAAAAACACTTAAAAAATGGAAAACCACAACCACCCGGCGTTCCCGCCACAAGTAGCACAGGACAATTTAGGCAGATTTGTAGCACCGATCCCTGGTATGTCTAAGCTAGAGTATTTTGCAATTCAGCTACTGCCAACGTATTTGGATCTTGGAAAAAAACACCCATTAGCCGACAAAGGCAAAGCAATTACACCTATCCAGGCTGCTATTATCACTGCAAAAAATTTACTAGACGAATTAAATGAAAAACCTAATGAAAGCACTTTACAAATTATTGAATAACCCAAAAACGTGGTTATTCATTACACTATTATTTATGTTGTGGCTATCTAGCTATTGGAATATGTAAAATAATGGCAAACGATATACGGGAACTTTTACAAAGTAGGCGATATGACCCAGATAACAAACCTGTCGATCAGGTTCCAATATTTACAATACAAGGTAAAACTGTTGGCTGTTTACAGAGTTATATCGTATTTAGCGGCTTGCCTAAAGCAAGCAAGTCGACGTATATTGGAGCTGTTGCCGCATCTGCTATGATCCCTGTTTTTCAAACAATATGGGGGATGAAACTACAATTGCCTTACGACCGGCCCAGGATCGGGTATTTTGATACAGAAATGAGCAGCTTTGACTTTTATCGGCAAGTAGATAAAATAATTACACTAGCTGAAAAAAAGTCCTTGCCGCCTACTTTTGACGCATATAGCTTACGCGAAGATATGCCGAGCAAAATTAGAGCAATGATCGAACAGTATTTAATAGAAAATAAAGATTGTAGTTGCATTTTTGTAGACGGAATGCTGGATCTGTGTTTGGACTATAACGACCCACGCGAAACAAGGCTTGTCACTAACTGGCTTAAAAGAATAACAAAGCAATACGATATTTTATTGATAGGCGTTTTACACTTAGGCAAAGGGCAAGGTGAAACGCTTGGCCACCTAGGTAGTAACACGGACAGGTGGAGCCAGTCGACAATGATAGTTGAAAAAAACAGAGACGTCGGGCAATTTGTTTTACGACCAAAATATCTTCGTAGCGATGAGGACTTTGAGCCAATAGCAATTAGCAATTTTAACGGGCAATGGAAACAGGTAGTGTATATCGAGCCAATTCAGCCTATACCTAATAAAAAAACAAAAAAATGAAACAAATTAACTTATTCGGAAAGGAATTTGCACCCGGCGATGATCAAAAATATACAACAAAGATAGGAGCACCGATATATGAGCCAAAAAATAAGCAGCCTTATTTATTAGAATTATGCGACAAATCTAAAACGCATCGGCTAATGAAAGAAATTGAGGCAAGTAATTTGTCTTATGACGAAAAAAATTTTTTAATAGACGCGGCAAGGCGGCATACTGTATTTAATTACGAAAAAATTGCAGACTATTATGCACATGCCTCAAAAGAGATGCAGCAGCTAATGGAACGCAGCGCGCTTGTGATAATAGATTTTGAAAAGGCCATCGAATACGGTTATGTAAAATTATCTGACGACATACGCAAACAATATTTAGAGGAATATGGCGAATAATTTTGTAGTGTTTATTATAACACACGGCAGGCCAGATAAAATACTTACTTTAAATTCGTTAAAAAAGTGCGCGTACAGCGGCGACTGGTATTTAATACTAGATAACGAAGATGCTACAATAAATAAATATCAAAGAAAGTTTGGCGAGCATAAAGTAATTGTATTTGATAAAAAGGCGATGGCGGATCTAGTTGACGAAGGCAATAATTTTGATAACCGTAGAACGACTACACATGCCCGTAACGCTTGTTTTGATATAGCTAAAAAATTAAATAAAGAATATTTTTTAGTGCTAGATGACGACTATACAGGTTTTTCATTTCGATACGAAAGAGGTCCATATATTAAAAACATTAACAGTGTTTTTGATACATTTATTGAATTTATGAAAAACATTCCGAATTGTCTGTCAATAGCTTTTTCGCAAGGCGGTGATCATATAGGTGGGTTTGCTGGTACTAAATTAAAACGCAAGGCAATGAACTCATTTTTTTGTAGCGTGAATAGGCCATATCAATTTTTAGGTCAATTAAACGAGGACGTAAACGCATACGTTACGATAGGATCAAGAGGTGGGTTATTTTTTACATTTACGTCAGTGCAATTAACACAGGCGGCAACTCAAAAAACAGCCGGTGGTATGACTGACGCATATTTACAATACGGAACATTCTGCAAATCCTTTACAACGGTTATGATGATGCCGTCTTCGGTTAAGGTGTCAATGATGGTAACTACTAATCAGAGATTGCATCATTCGATTAGTTGGGTCAATACAGTGCCAATGATTATTCGCGAGAAATATAAAAAACTTAACCTGGGGACAGAGGTATCTGAACAAATTAAAA